AGACGGGGTTTGCCCGGAGCAGGCGCGCTTTGTCCTGCCCCAGGGCGTCGAGGTCGAGTGGATCTGGACCGGCAATCTGGCGTCATACGCCCGTTTTTACAAACAGCGCACCGATCCCCACGCCCAGCGAGAAATCCGAGACTTGGCGGAAATGGTCGCGCGCGTAATCGAGCCGCTATTTCCGGTGTCGTGGAATGCGCTGGTGGAGCCTACCGAGGAGGACGCAGCATGAGAGACCCCAAGCCCATCAATCTCATGAGTAGCGACGAAGTTCGCGCCAGCGGCTGGCAGGCGGAAGCCCGAGATGCCGATGGCCACCTCATCAGCACGCACGCACCATTCGATACCGACGAAGATATTGTTTTGTACGTGCGAGAGTCACTCAAGTTTGGCTGGACAATAACGATCTGGCCGTCAGCCAAAAACGCAGAAGGTCGCCAGCCATGAGAAACGATGACGAGACCCGCTACATCACCGTCAAGTTCGAGTTCGACCTCCGCACATTGGAAGGCAACCCGTTCTTTCTTGAGACTCCTTTTGGAAGGCCGATCCAGATCGGGCTTGGAGACATCTTTCAAGAGCGCGACGACCTCGAAGAACGCGTCCGCGAACTGGAGACGCTCCTATAAGCAGAAGCAGCCGTCCTGCGGGCAAAGCTACCTTTTGGGATCGGAGATAGAGATGAATACCACTGACCGCTACGCAAAGATCAGAGAAGCCCTTGAGATGAGGCCGACGCCGGGGCCTTGGACATACGACAGGCGAGGCGACAGAAAGACGGAAGAATTGCCGAAGATCACCACGGTAGCCTATTGCTGCGATTATGTAATCGGCTTGCCATCCAGATATCCTGGCGGGGATTACCGATACGATCCAAGCGGATCACCAGAGGCAGACACGGCATTTATAGCCGCCTGCGACCCTGACACCATCCGTGCGCTGCTGGCGGAGAGGGATGCGCTGGCCGCCGAGAATGAGCGGCTGCGGAAGGCGCTGGAGCAGATTGAGCAGCAACTCGATTACGGACAGATCGATACGGCTCTTCATATTGCCCGCCGCGCACTGACAGGAGGCGAGTGATGGGTGACGCCGAAAGAACGCTCATACACGAAGCATTGCGATTTGCTGTTTGGGCAGCAGGCGAAGGTATAGCCCCGGCAAAAGGCGAGGACGCACGCGGTCCAGAAGATTTCCTTTTAGACTACTCGCTAGAAACGGATGAAACGGACTGGGAGACGCTGCCGGAGCGCCTATCCGCCCTCTCACCAGCACCAAAAGCGCAGCAGGAGCCGGTGGCGTGGCGCTGGAAGCCAAAAGACAGTGCGGCGTGGATTTACAACCCGAAACCTGAATGGCTTGAGGCGCAATCGCGTGATGAAATAGACGCAGAACCACTCTACACCCGCCCCTCAGAACAGGCGGTGACGCAGGCGATGGTTCGCGCTGCCGCCGAAATCCTGATTGGCCGTGTCAATGCGCCAGAACAGGAAATCTACACCGCCACTAGAGACGCCCTCAAAGCCGCAATGGAGGCGCGCAATGCTGAATGACCGCCAGCGTGTCGAGGCCGGGATTATCCCGGCCCTGATCTACGGGATTGTCAGGCCGCTAGAGGCAGATCAGCAGACGGACGACGAACGCAGGAAATGGGAGCAGATCGTCACCGCGTGCCGACGTGCAATGGAAGATCCGGTAGAGGATCTTATCGAGCCGCGCCGGTCTCAGATATTTCGCCGGACAGATCGCACGTATCGGGCTCTTGCTGAGGTGCTGGACGGCACATCCAATGCCCAAGCCGCTATGGCGACGTATTATCTGCTGGAGAGCCTGATACAGGAGGATCGCATATCGATCTACGAGGACAGCTATTTCGGACAGGCGCTGCTTGTTTTTATGGAGTCGATACAAGGATTGTTCGAGGTCGAGCGCCTGGACGCCGCAGCGCAAAAAAGAGCAAGGCAAATCAGAGACACATTACGCAGAGAGGGATACTTCCGATGACCGTTCCAGTAATTATCGATCTGAAAACGTGCCGGAAGTGCGGCGCTTCCAAGCCGGCGACGGTAGAGTATTTCTACAGGCACTCTAAATCCAAATCGGGGCTAACGCCGAGGTGCAAGCCGTGCGTCAATGAGGACAATAAGAAATCCTATAGGCGGCGGCTGGCGGAAAGCCCGGAGAAGGTCCGGGCGCAGGCGGCGGCACGGATGCGGAGACACTATTGGCGGGATATCGAGCGGTCCCGTGAAAAAAGTCGTGCCGCCGCCGCGCGCGCAAGGAAGGACCCTGCAAGGCGTGAGAAAATAAATATGAGAAAACGCGCCGGCGGGGCCGGAATAACGCCTGACGAGTTTGACCGCTTGCTTCGGTCGCAGGGCGGCATGTGCCGTATTTGTGGAACGACGTCTCCGAGCGGGCGAGACGGTTCTGCCGGATGGAACGTTGACCATTGCCACCAGACGGGACGTATCCGGGCAATCCTCTGCAATGCATGCAATAGAGGGCTGGCCGCATTTAGGGATAGCCCGGTTTTTCTACGAAATGCAGCGGACTTCCTAGAACAGGTAACAAGGAACGCGAACGACAATGACGATACTTTCGGCGCAATCAATAAAGCGGCTATGTAGTGAGTCGCGCGCAGCAGACGACGTCCCGCCTATGATCTATCCATTCCATGAGCGCAGCGTGTCGCAGGGGATGACGTTCGGCCTCGGTCCCGCCGGTTATGACATACGCATCGCGGAAAGCATCGTACTGCCGCCGCACAGCTTTTCGCTGGCGTCCTCGATGGAGAGGTTTGCGCTCCCGGCAAATGTAATTGCCTTCGCCATGGACAAAAGCACGTGGGCAAGGCAGGGGCTTTCTCTTTTCAACACGGTGCTTGAACCCGGATGGAGAGGGGTTTTGACCCTCGAACTGGCGAACCAGACAGAAAGGGAGATAACGATCCCTGCCGGATCACCAATCGCGCAGATCATATTCCATCGCCTCGATCAGCCGACCGAAATCCCCTATTCCGGCAAATATCAGGACCAGGAGGCAGGCCCACAACCGGCGAGGCTGGAATGACTGAAGAGATCCGACGACTGGCAGAGAGAGCGGCGCAAGACATGCACCGGCATAATAGCGAGATAGCCTTGCAGGCTGCGATCGAGCTAATGCTGACCGACCACAGCGCGGCGGAGGTTATTGCCGCGCTACGGACCTGGGCGGATTATCTGGAGGAGCGCCGTTGACCGGGATAATCGCGTATGCAATGTTGCCAAAATAGCAACATGTGGAGGTGATTTTGGCTGCCTATTACAGCGAATTCGACCCGAACGCCGCCGCTTGGCTGCGCGAATTGATCAAGCAGGGACTGATCGCTCCGGGCGAGGTGGACGAAAGGAGCATCGAGGATGTATTGCCAGATGAGCTTGCTGGATTTACTCAGTGTCATTTCTTCGCCGGGATTGGAGTGTGGAGCTACGCGCTCCGACAGGCCGGATGGCCCGACGACCGGCCAGTCTGGACCGGATCGTGCCCATGCCAGCCTTTCAGCGCGGCAGGCAAAGGATCGGGGTTTGCTGACGAGCGGCACCTATGGCCGCACTTCCACTGGCTTATCGCGCAGTGTCGTCCTCCAGTCGTTTTTGGCGAGCAGGTTGCGAGCAAAGACGGCCTCGCTTGGTGGGACGTTGTATCTGCTGACCTGGAAGGAACGGGCTACACCAGCGGGGCAGTCGATACCTGCGCTGCGGGCTTCGGCGCGCCGCATATCCGACAGCGGCTATACTGGGTGGCCTACGCCGACGACGCGCGACTGGAAGGATGGTGCGAACCCCGACGTGAACGTGCCATTGAACGCGCTGTTGGGGCGGGTGGCGTGGCTGACGGGATGGCCGACGCCGATGGCGGGGAACAGCGGAACGGGCGCGAAAGTTCCTCCTGGGCGGCAAGGCGGTATTGCTTTGAAGACAGCGGCGACATTGACCGGCCCGGCCCGACTAACGGCATCTGGCGAGATGCTGACTGGCTCTTCTGCCGGGATGGCAAATTCAGGCCAGTTGAACCCGGCACATTCCCGCTGGTTAATGGGGCTGCCGCCAGAGTGGGACGATTGCGCGGTTACGGCAATGCAATCGTCGCCCCGCAAGCCCAAGCGTTCATCGAAGCAGTGATCGAATTTTTCGGGTTGACACCTGTATATACATGCGATTAATGTTGTGATAACAGCAACAAACTCATGGGGCGGCGCACCAAGCGCAGCCTTATCAACGGAGGGAATCATGATCCAGGATACATGTGCGCTTCTGGCAATCGTTTCGTTTGTCGTCGCTGTTGTCGTTTTCGCAATGGGGATCAACGGATGATGTGGGAGGAGATGACCGATAACGAGCGGTTCGAGGCAGTCAGCATTTGCATCGAACGCGGCTTGTCCAGTTCGCGCATCGCTCGGACTTTCGGCACGACACGCGGCACAATCGTCGGTTTCTGCCGGCGGCTGAATATCAGCCTGGCGAAAATGCGCGTCAAAAAACTGATGGAGTACTCGACCGACTACCCGGCACCAGACGTGGAGCCGGTTCCATACATAGAGGCGCTAAATCGCGGCCTGTGCAAATGGCCGTTGTGGGAAACATTTGAAAGCCCATACGTCTCGCTTTGCTGCGGCGGCGCTCGCGTGCTTGGCCGACCGTATTGCGAATACCACGAAACGATTCACGAAGGCACTGGCACGCCGAGCGAGAGGGCAGCAGTTAATGTTTTGGAGGAGGCAGCAGTCGAATGACACCGTTCGCGTCAGTTGGAATTTATGCAAACAGTAACGGCACAATCTACAAAGGCCCGCGCAAGGAGCGCCCGCTCGATCTGACGCAAGCCCGCAAAGCGGCGATGCGGCATTGGGCAAAAGAGGAGCGCGACAACGAACGACTTGTCCGAGTCGTCCTGGCACGCGAAGTCAACGGAATGTTGGAAGTCTCGGAGAAAATCCCAGGCGAAAGACACTGGCTGCATTACGACGTTGTAATCCAATTAATCGCAGACGATCCGCGCCTTATGGCGATCCTCGCCGAACTCGGCATCGATCAGAACGCAGCGCCGCCGCCGCTGCCGGACGTTCTTGTGATCAACGGACACACATATCGTCGCGACATCTGAAATGACCGACCGCCTGCTAACCCTGAAAGACGTGATTGCTATCACCAAAATGGGTAAGACGCACATCTACGAGCGCATCAAAGCGAACGATTTTCCGAAACCATACCCGCTTGGACCGCGCATGGTCAGGTGGCGAGAAAGTGAAATTCAGAACTGGATCGCAAACTTGCCCCGTCAAGAATGACGGGGCTGTTTCAGCAATTCCTCGATCGGCATTTGATCGACCATCAGCATATCAGCCCATATCTGTAGCAGTTCCCGCCGCCGATCCAGATACTCAGCGCGATTGTATGCCGCCTCGACTTCATCTTCCTGTTGATGCGCCAAGATCCGCTCGATCACGCGATCATCAGAGCGGAATCGCTCATTCATGATCGTTGAGAACGTCGCCCGCCATCCATGAGGCACTTGCCGGCGATAGTATCCAGCGCGATTGAGCATGTACCCCATCGCATTCTCGCTCATGGGATAGGCCGGATTCCGATAATTCGGGAACACGTACTTGCCGCGACCGGATAGCATTCGTGCGGCCTCGATCGTCTCACGCGCCTGCCTCGACAGCGGCACCAGATGATCATACGCAGGATCATCCTTGTGATGCTTGCGCAGCTTCATCCTCTCAGCCGGTATCTCCCATAGCTCGACACCAGGAGGCAGTTCCAGCCACGGTGCAGTCATGATCACGCCCGGACGCACCGCCGTCAGAGCCAGCAGGCGGATCGCTAACTTGGTCAGCGGATGCCCCGGAGTCCGATCCACATCGCGGAGCACCTGACGCGCATAATCAAGATCCGTCACCGCAGGAAACCGCCCCTTGCGAACCGGCTGCATGGCCTCGACAAGCGGATCGGCGGGGTTCGATTCTGCGCGCATGGTCGCGACCGCATAGGTAAAGACCGATCCGATACGCTGCCGGATTCGTCTGGCAGTTTCACGAGCGCCGCGATTTTCGATCCGCCGCAGGACATCGAGGACATCGAGCGACGTTAGCTGCCGGATCGGCACCGAGCCGATATACGGAAACACATCACGTTCGAGCGAGCGCAGCACGTCGCCAGCGTGAACATCATCCCACTTCGGAACGTTCATAGCGTGCCATTCGCGCGCAATCCGCTCGAATGTTTCCTCAGCCTGGCGCTCGACCTTGAAGCGATTCAGGCGCTTTGCTGTGGACGGATCAATGCCCTCACGGAGCAGTTCCTTAGCCCGGTCGCGAGCGCGGCGAGCGTCAGCCAGCGACACATCAGGATAAGGCCCGATCGCCAGGAGCCGCTCCTTGCCTGCCCACCTGTACCGATACCGCCAGAGCCGCCCACCTGCCGGAGTCACCAGCAGGAACAGCCCACCGCCATCTGTCAGCTTGTACGGTCTATCGGCTGGCTTGGCCCTCCTAATCGCCGTATCCGTCAGCATGATACCCCCATGGTCTGCGATATACCCCCAACCGTACCCCCGCATTGACCGGATTGACGCGGCACAACGCGAACGGTCGCGGACAGATATCGCGTCAGAAACAACCGATTTTCAATGATTTACGGAAGGTTTCGGACGATCGCGGAAGCAACCATGGCGGAGACGGGGACCGTCGAACAGAAGCCATAAAGCATTGAGCCGCCTCGGGATTTTCCGAGACAGCCCAATCCCATACCCTCAGATGTACCCCCAGCTTACGCCGCTGCCTCGCGCTCGTATGCCGCAGACCGCTCGCGATTCACGCGCGACCGCCATATCAGATACCCGGCACCAGCAAGCAGCACGAGCAGCACAACGATCGTTACCCAGTTCACATCAGTGATCAGCCCGATGCCGCCGATGCCTCCAGCCGCACCAGCACCGCCAGTCTGTGACGATGCGCGTTCCTTTGCCTCGATAGCCTCGCCCTCCAAGCGCTCGCGGACTTCCTCAGTCTTTGCCTTTCCCTTGGCAAGGGCCATCGCGACAGCCTTCGCCTCGACATCCGCGATCCGCCGCGTCCAGCCTTTGCCGAACACCGAGAACGTTGATAGGCCCCTCACGAATGCGAGCCGGCGAGCGCACAGCTTCTTGACGACCTGGACCTGATCAGCGGCATTCACCGCCGCGAGCGTCTGCGGCCCGATGATGCCATCCTGAGCCACGCCGAGCACCGCCTGGAGATACTTTTTCGAGCGAGCCGGACCGGAGTTGACGCCAAAGTCAAACACCGCCAGGTCCACACCATAGGGCAGATCCTCGCCCTTCACCGCCACCCAGTAATCCGAACGATAGATATATTCGACCTCAGCGTCGGTGATTTTTCTCAGATCCGCCTTCGTCGCACTCGGCTTGTGCTGCCGGTATCGCGCGAGCGTGATTCCCCTCATCGTCGCTCCGCCAGGATCTTTCGGATGATCCGACCAGCCACCTTCGTGCGATAGCGTGACAGCCAGGCACGGCTTGAAATTCCCCTTTGCCATGACGCTTTCCCCTATTCGGATTAAGTCATGGCAACCTTGTCATGCGATGGTTGCCGTCAGCTAATACCCTGCTGGCGGTTCTCCGACTGCCTATCCCGTGACGGCAGCCAGGCCCTGATCGCCCGCGCAGAGCGGCATCGGTCGCCAGTCAGGGCTTGCGGTCATTGGCCGATGTAATCAGGGCAAATCGGGATGGAGGCCGGCCAAGCGCCGGCCTCACCAGTTTTCCATTCCGTCCGGCAGAGGCTCACGGCTCGACTGCGTATTGACCGTCGCATCGAGGCGGTCGCGCAGCCACTGCACCATCATCGGACCAGCCAGACCGGAAGGCACAGCACCGGCCCTGTAGTACACGCGCCGCGTCTTGTCGCGCCATTTGATCACGGAGTCGTATTTCACGTACCCGCATTCGGTCAGCATACTGGACAGCGTGGAGGTATTCACCGAGCGCCCGCCGATCTCTCTCATCTTCTCGCGCAGGCAATCCGTCGCGATAACATCAGGCCCTATGCCCTCGCCACCGAGAGCCATAGCTTCACGCATGTCGGAATCAAGCGGTGCACGAGCAAGCTCGATCATCTGACGCTTGGCCTCGGTCATTGCCGGCGGGTTGAAACGGTCGAACCCGGCGAGATCCACATTCATCAACCAGCCACGGATCACGCCCGGATGATTGTCGATCGCCTCGTAGAGCCTAATGAAATGATCACTCCCAAGATCGGCAAGCAGTTCCTCGCGCGTCTGATATCGCGTATGCCAGACCGGCCACCGGCGATCGTCCTCATCGAGCGCGAGCGCGTCGCGGTAGTTGGTGAAGGCGATGTAATTCGTGACGTTCAGGATTTCCTTGCCCTTGAGACCCTTAGGGTAGATCCGAGTTTGCCTGTTGGTAATGAAAGGCTTGAGCCTGTTCATAACCGTTGTGCGTTTCTCGCCGGGGATTCGGATCTCCTCCAGCACGCGGACACTGACTCCCTCGCCCCAATCGGTATAATCCGACATGATCTCCTCGACACTGGCGATGCCTACATGAGCGCGACCCATCGCGGCCTTGAGGATGTCACCCATCACTGTTTTGCCCGCGCCTTGAGGCCCGACGATCACAGGTGCCCAATTGATCTTTGTGCCAGGATGCCGAACGTTGTGCGCCATCCACTGAATGATTGTCTGCCCACCGTCTGGAATGAGGTTTAGAATGTGATCCTGACACGTGCGCCATGCCCAATGGTCCTGCCAGTTCGGATCGATCTCCGGCACAGTCTCAGGCCGGTAGGAATTGACATACTGAACGCCCTCGAAGCTGAATATATGGAAGTCAGCCGCGTCGGGACGGTACATGTAGTTCGACGCTATGACCCCATTCATCCTCGACAACAGCACCTTCGACGCCGGGAACCGTTTTGCCTGCGGCCCCTTGTTCGGATCGACCACCTCGACCGCCGGCGTAATTCGCTCCATCGCCAGGTCAAAGGCGGTTTTCGACATTTTGTCGCCCGTTTTCAGATTGTAGAAAATCCCGTCATACGTCAGGAACGCCCACTCCAGCAGGGGATGATCGCACCACGGCTTGCGCTCAAAATCCTCATCCGTCATCGACGCCGGGATGTAATCCGGATAATTCGGATCGTGCGCGGTTTCTGACTGAGCAGGTTCCACGACCGTTTTTTTTTCATGCGTCACCGGAGGCGACCACGGACGTGCCAGAGCACGCATGAACGCATCGATCTGATCCTTTGACCATCCGCCATCGATTGCGTCAGCGCAATCAAATCCGTCCGGCAGAGGAGCGCCGCCGCGCCAGTCGTCAAACGTGTATGTCATAGCCCGACCACCCTGCCGAACGCAATTCCAAGACCATTTCGCTGCGCATTCCGCAAGGCTTCGGCTGCCCTATCACCGCACCCGAACAGCGTCGTTCCATTGCCTGGCTGACGCCCTATTGATCCATCGGGACGCTCGAATTTGATCTTCCCATGTATGAAAAACACAACATCAGCACGTCGAGCCGCATCCTGCCACCAAGGCGCGCTTGTCCGGTCAGGAGTCAGGGCAATGCCATTGCCATGCCGGAAGAACTTGTCGAGCCATGGCACGAGACCATTGCGACCGCCGAAAGGCGGGTTCATCCATACAAACCCGCGCCATTCCTTAGACAACGAGTCCGTTGTGATAATCTCATCACATGGAACGTGCGTTGTTTGCCCCGCTGGATGGGCAACATCCATATCAAAATGACACCCAAGCGCATCGAAGATATAGCGCGGCGTGTACCATTCATCGGATTTACCGATGGCTTCCCATGCGCTCATGCCGCCCTCGCCAGATCCAGCACCTTCACTGAGCAATCCAGTCCGGTCAGTATCGAGGCGATTTCATCCGCCGCCCGCACCCCAGGCTCATCGGCATCAGGCCAGATCACGACTGACCGACCAGCCAAAGGAGACCAGTCAGTATGCTGGACTCCATTAGTGCCACCGGCCCATGATACGACAGAGCGACGCCCCCACCCGCGAGCCAGCGCATCGGCGCATTTCTCGCCCTCGACCACAATCACCTGACCATCGCGCAGACGATCTAGCCGATACAGAGGACGCGGCTTCGGAAATGGGAAACGCGCCCAGGTTTCGGTGCCGTCAGGCAGGCTGACGCGCATAACCATCGGCGTCTCCTTGCCACCGTCGCGAAAATCACGGCGCAGGACGTAGCCGACCAGCGACCCATCCTGCCGGCGATACTGAAAGACCATCGACGGGCGGAATTGCCCCCACTCAATATCCGTCCCCGCGCGCTTTGGATTGTACAGCCGAATGATTTGCCCTACCTCGATCTCCTCGCTCGTCTCTACCGGTACGATACCCGCATACGGATCGCGCGCCTCGATACGAGCCGGACGGACATTCGCCGGGGCACGAGCGCCGCCGAGGATCTTCATCGCCTCCCCCTTGGAGACGCCTTTAATCTTCTCGACGAAATCGATCACGTCGCCCTGCTCACCGCAGCCAAAGCAGTGAAAACGCTGGACGCCATCACGCCCGACATAGATCGTGAAGGACGGAGTATCTTCGGCATGGAAAGGGCACAGACAGATGTATTCGCGCCCGCTCTTCTCAAGCTTTATCCCGAAACGAGATGCTACATCAGGCAGGGACACATTGGCCCTCGCCTCTCCAAAATCCCATGACATAGCGTTGCCTATTGTCTTTGATTTGTGTTGCCAAAATCACAACACAGAATGCGAAAGATTGCAAGTACAACCAAATCAGCCGAAAAGGATATCCCGCAGATCATCCTCGCTGCGAGCTATCCCTGCACGGCCCCCAGCAGAGCGAACGGCCTCGATCCATGCGATCTGTTCCTTGGTTGGACGACCACGGCCAGTTTTAACCTCGACTTGCGCATAGACCGGAACGGTCGCCCCAACCATATCCTCGGTTATCTTGACCGGAACCCAGCCGCCGAGATCCGACATCCCTTGAACACCGGCATGGAATGGGCGCGCGTTGCGAATCACGAGGTCGCCTTGCCCGAGCCGGAAGACGCCAGGCCCGCGCTCCACATCACCCACCCATGCCATGCCAGTGTTCTGCCGAAACAGCCTCGCGCCCAGTGAGGACGCGAGTTTCTGCAATCGGCGCATGAGATCGACTTCGGACATCTCAGAACGGAATCTCGTCGTCAACGCCACCACCCGCAGCCGGAGCCTGCTGCTGGACCTGTTCACGATTCGGATCGAAGCAATTCAGGATGATCGTATCGCGATCGGAAGGCACGCCGCCAGGGTTGAACCAACGATTCAGGATGATAAAAACAGAGCCGTCCTCGTTTTTCATGAGAGCGCCGACATTCAAATAGCGCCCCTTTTTCTGGCCGGTATTGCGGTCATCGTACTCACCAATCTTTGCGACTACATCACGGATTTTTGTTGCTGCCATTTGTTTCTCCTAGTTTCAAACGATACCCCTGGCGATAGCCGACATTTTCGACCGACACGCCAGAACCTTTCAGCCTTGCATTCAACCGCGATAGCCCGACCTTAAGCGCCTTGTACATTTTCGTCGGATCAGGCCCGCCATCAGGATCATCTGCATACATAGCATCAAAGATCCTTTCGGTTGATACAGGCATCCCCTTCCCGCGCCATACTGCGCTCAGAATTTTTCGCTCCATCGGCGGCACATCATAGTAATCCACGATCACCTCGAACGATGGCACACCGATTTCCTTCCCGCAGCACGGGCAGGGGATACGTTCAAAGTGAACCGGCGGATTCTTCGGCTTCGGCATCGGGATCTCACGACGCCGTACATCACGATCAATCCGCCGCCTCACACGTCGAGACAAAGCACAACGCGGCGCATGTGGCGTCCCTTCAAACAGGTCAGGTATGTCATGGCTGACATACTTACTCATGCCACCTCTCGTTGCCTTGCTTGCCTATACGTCCAGACATGGGCGGCCCATTTCTGCGGATGCTTGTACCCACGAGCAATTCCGATCTGCACCAGTTCCTCCAGCGTCCTCGCCATCGCCTGCTCTCGCATCCGCTCGCGCTTTATCGCCTCGACATCGACCTCCTCCAGGTCGCCATCAATTTCTTCGAGGACGCGAGGCTTGCCCTGAGCCGTTTTTTTCTCATAGACGTGACCGCACTCCGGACAGACGGAAGCCGGCTCATGCGTCGCGAAACACACAGGACATGTTGTGACGCGCTCGCCGGAGGTTTTTTTCTTCTGCCCATCCAGGCTCCACTCGCGATCCTCATCTGGCAGGCCGAGGCGAGCGAGGTTGCCGACAAGATCCAGGAGTATCGCCGGCTCGTTTTTCTTGCGCAGCCCACGACCTAGCTGCTGGAGGTGCTTTGCCAGAGACCGCGTTGGTGAGTATTGCAGCACGGCCTCGATTGTCACATCGCGCTCGACCTGCGCGCTGAGGTCAAAGCCTTCACAAAAAAGCTGACAGTTCACGATCACAAGGATCTGACGGTCAGCAAATCCACGGAAAGCGGCTTGTCTATCCTCGTGTGGCGTGTTTCCATCGAGCGCCACGGCCATGATTCCATTGGCACGAAATTCTGCCGCAAGCTGCTCAGCCCGCGCGACTGAAGGAGCAAAGGCGATCGTGCGCTTACCGTATGCGAATTTTCGCCAGTGCCGTACAGCACCGGACAACACGGCCTTGCCGGCCATGATCTCATCGATTTCGGATTGCACGTAATCACCGCCGCGCACATGCACGCCGGTCAGGTCAATGCCAGCAGGAGCGAACGCGCGGTACCGGGACAAATGCCCTTGCTCAATCAGCCACCGCATTGACGGACCGAGGACCATCGTATCCCACACGTCACCTAGCGGCTTGCCATCAAGTCGCTCAGGGGTAGCTGTCATCCCAATGATCCGAGCGCCGATCGATTTATAGTGATTAACCACCGCCGCCCATCCGGCAGCCATCGACAAATGCGCCTCATCGACAAACAGGAAATCCGCTGGAATCTTGCCAAGCCGGTTTTTCAGCGTCGGGATCGAGGCGATAAAGACGCGGTGGTACGGGTTGTAATGGTAGCCGGCTGCGATATACGAAAACGGGATGTTGAATTTCTCGAATGTCTTAGCCGTTTGCCGGATCAGATCGACGCGATGCACCGCGAATATCGCGCGCTTGCCCTTTGAGAAAATCGACTTGATCAGTGCAGCAGATAGCACCGTCTTGCCAAATCCGGTGGCGCATACGGTCAGCGCAGAAGAATGCGACAAAGTGATCATGCCACCCTACCGAAGAATTGAGCAGGGCTTTCGTCACGGGCATCGAACAGATACCAGCAACAATTATCTTTCCCTGTGTATGGGCTATCAGGAATCCATTTAACGCGACCGACGCTAACGATCTTTCTAAGTAAATGGAGATACGGAGCGGCCTGCCGCGTGTGCATCCAGTCTGCATCGAACAGGAGCCACGTCGAAGCCTGGGATGAGAACCACACGATCATTTCGTGCAGTACGTCGCGAGACCACGGCGGATTTGTAATAATCGTATTAGTACGATTGAACCTTAAGGTTAGAGCATCAGAACGCTCAATGCCTTCAGCCATTGGCTCGATGTCATATGCCGATACACAGACATGACCAGCACATTCAAGATGCCGAACAAGACTCCCATCGCCAGCACACGGCTCGATGAAAACTGTCCGTTTAGGCAAATGCCTTAGCAAAGGCTGGACTGCCTCCTTTGGTGTCGGATAATAATCACGTTCTCGACGCTCGAAAACAGACCTCTTACCCACGGCTCTTCACCATATCCCTAATCTCTCGCTCATACGGAGCAATCAGAAACAGCCGCCGCGCCAGATCAGCCATGTGCCGCGCGTCCTCAGCCGTCAGCAGCACGAACGTTTCACCGGCAACGGAGCCATCGCTCATCACGCAACGCCGTGCGATTTCGTCCACGAATTGCGCCTGCTGCAATATGGACAACGGTTGCCGACTCATCAGCGGACCTCGGGCAAAAAGTCCTCGGGCCGGAGGCCAACATTTAACTCTCTGGCAACCCTAAGAATCCGCTCCTGATCGGCACCGTTAATAAAACCCTTGTCACTGCGGAGCGCCTTGCTAATCTTCGACCGGTCGCAGCCGATAGCACGGGCAAATTCCGACTGTGATAATCCGAATTTAGAGAAAACTTTTTGCCACGGTGTCACTGTCAGTAGATCCGTTATGTCGGTTGTCGTCAGGCGTGCAATTTTCGCAACAATACGTTGCCAAAAGTGCAACGTCAAGTCTGCGGACAGGGGCCATGCAACACCAAAATCGCTTGTACACATACGGGAAATTGTGCATGTTGCCGATCGTGCAACAACGCACAGGGTGCCATGACAATCGACACAGTCTGGTTTTACCGGAAGCTACAGGAACGCAAGCAGTCGCTGCGTTCCCTGGCGAAGCACATGGACCTGGACCCGTCCGCCGTGTCTAGGATGCTGCACGGTCAACGGAAGATGCAGATGACCGAGGCTCGCGATATTGCATCATTCCTCGCTGTTCCGGTCAGCGAAGTCCTGAAACATGCGGGCTTTTCTTTCGACCTGGACGGCCAGCCGACGCGAATCCTGCTCGCTGTGATGATCACCGAGGGCGGAGAGATCGAGCCGCTGAAAGATCCAAGGCCACTCCCGCAGACCGTGATCGACCGCGCCCAGGACGCCATATCCCGGCACAACGGCCAGATAATCGCGGCGCAGATTCGTGCGATGGACGGACCATTGCGCCTGCTGGACGATGCTGTTGTGTTGTTCAAGCACACCACTGAGGTTGAACCGGCAGCGATCGGCGCGCTGTCGATCTGCCGGTCCTATCGTGGCGAGCAGATCATCGCGAGGATCGAGCAAGCCAGAAAGACCGGCGAGGCCCGCGTGATCTGTGTTGACGGTCGCGTTCGCGAACTTGACCTGCAAACAGCGACGCCAGTCCTGGCAATCATCCCATAAAAATCAAAGACCCCGGCTTATTAGGCCGGGGTCGAGCGGGAACGTACCACCAATCAGCACGAGGTTGATACTGATTGGTTTCCCCCGCTGAGGAACGCCGTTGAGAAGCACAGGTTGAACATGACCAAACACCTCAGCGGGGTTGTTGCGATAATGGCATCGTGCGGTTGCCGTGTCAACACCGACCTGAATTTCTGAAATTTAATGTTGACAGAAACGCTACATGCCCGTACTGTTGCCAATATCGCAACATGGGAGAAGAATGATGTTCGAGGAATTTGAGCGACATCTGGAGTCGCTGTGTGAGCACCATGATCTGGCACACATTACCCTGACGTTTAACCCATTGGCTGAGCGAACCAAGTTCACTGCATATGCCGTTTGGGAGAAAAACAAAGCTCGAAGTTACATGTCAATCGGCTGCGGCGAAACATTTTCAGCAGCAGCTTCAGAAGCCATTCGCAAATCACACGAAATCCGATCCGTCATAGGGGGCAGCGTAAAGAAGGAGATCGTGGCGTGACTCCTGGCATCTATTACGATCTGCCGATCGACCAGTATCATTCTGGTCCAGGCATTTCCAAAACCGGCCTTTGGACGATCTACACGCAGTCACCGGCACATTACCGTTTCGGCCAGCGCGAGCCGAACGTCACGTTCGATTTTGGCGAAGCCTGCCATCTGGCGATTCTCCAGCCCGACGAGTTCGAGCGGAAAGTATTTCGCGGCCCCGAAGATCGGCGCGGCAACAAATGGAAAGACGCCGCTGAATTTGCCGCCATCGAGGGGAAGCTGATCCTCACTGCTGGCGATTACGACGCTGTTCTCGCCATCCGCGATGCGATCCATGCCGATGCATGGGTGAATGCCGTCATCACCGGAGGCCAGCCCATTATGGAGTCATCGGGCTATTGGACAGATCCGCAGACTGGCGAATTGTGCCGCTGCCGACCGGACTTGTATCGCGAGGATATAGGGATCGTCATAGATCTGAAATCCACCAACAGCGCCCACAAGGATGCCTTCGCGCGGTCAGTTGTGAATTACGGTTACCACGCGCAGGAAGCATTCTACACTGACGGCTGGACCATTCTCGGGAAGCCAGTTCAGGGATTTGTGTTCTTGGCGTTCGAGAAGAAACCGCCCTACGCATACGCGATCTACGAGCTTCCCCCGGCAATCGTCGAGGAGGGACGCGCAATCATGCGAACCGCGCTCGACCGCTACGCTGAGTGTGTCCGCACCGGCAAATGGCCGGCATATGGCGACGGAGTCCAAGAGCTTGAATTTTCACGTTGGGCCTACCGACTGACGGAAGCGCCGGAGATGGAGGACGCGTGATATGACCGAGCCACACACACTGTTCCTTCGCATCGAGGCGAAACGCAAGCAACACGCTTGCCGGATCATCGAGGAGATCATCAATCCAGCACTGCGTGATTATGGATGCGTCGTGCATTGGCCCGATCTTGGCGAGCCAGAAATTGCCGTCACGTATGACGCGGATGAGCTAAGGAAGATGTTCAAGCGATGACCTTCGAGAAGCAAGCCAATCTGTTTTGGGCAGCGGCGACATTCATAAGGAGATCGATCGGCACCAACAAACACAAGGCAATCCAGGTATTGGAGGGACTGTCCAAAATCGGACAGCCAGAAATTCAAAAGCGATCAATTGAGATTTTGGAGAAATTGACCGATGAGCAACGCACAGTCAGATACGAGTAAGAACCCGGCAATCGTCGTGCGCAATCAACTCGCGCAGGCATCGACGGAATTTCAGCGTGCGCTTCCTGGGCACATTCCAGTTGAGCGATTCGTCCGCACGGCTCAAACCGCCGTCGCCATGAACCCGCAGATCGCTAAGGCAGCAGCATCGACGCCAGGCGGTATGCAGTCGCTCCTCGTCGCCTGCACGAAGGCTGCAACGGACGGCCTCATTCTCGACGGTCGCGAGGCGGCGCTTGTCACGTTCCGCCAGAAGGTCGGTGACAATCGGTATGAGGACCGCGTTCAGTATCTCCCGATGGTCGCTGGCTTGATGAAGAAGGCCCGCAACTCCGGCGAAATTTCCTCGATCGCCGCTCATGTCGTGTACTCCAAGGACAAATTCGCCTACGTCCTCGGAGACGACGAGAGGATCGAGCACGAGCCGAGCCTGGACGGAGATCGCGGCGAACCGATCGCAGTGTATGCCATTGTCCGCCTCAAGGACGGCAGCGTCCAGCGCGAGGTGATGAGCAAGGCGGATGTAATGCGCATCGCCAAGCAGTCGAAGAACGAAAAGCAATACGATCCGAACAGCCCGAATTTCGGCGAATGGTGGCGCAAGACCGTGATACGAAGGATCTCCAAGTACCTGCCATCGTCCAGCGACCGCGACGAGTTCCAGCAGGCCGTCGAGCGCATTGACGAGGACTTCGATTTTGACGCCGAACCCGAACCTACACCTGCTGAACAACCTACCAGGAAGCGCCGTGGAGCCGCTGCGCAAGTCCTGAAAGACGTTGCGCCAGAGCCGATCGAGGACGCGGAGGTGATCGAGCAGGATCACGATCCGGAAACTGGCGAGGTGATCGAGCAGGAGCAGAACGAAGGGGATGACATCTGATGCCCGATCTGCTGCCAAATTTCGCCAGGGTGGAGATCCGGCTTTCGTCGCAGCGTGACCTTGCCTTTGCCGCAACGCATCTCCGCATACTGGCGGATGAGCTAGACTTTCTATCCGGCGCAAAGGACGCCGACGACGCGCTTGTCCTGGCGCACCACTACATCAGGCGAATTTCTCAGAGACTTAGAACAGGAGCAGAAAATGACAGTTGAAATCGATCTGAACGAGGAAGAACTTAAGGAGACCGTCGAGGAACTGGACCTTGACCGGATTCTGTACGAGCGCGGCAAGGTGCATGGGGATTATCTTGCGCATGCGAGATATACGCAGCAGATCAAGGACATCCTGCATTCGTCGCAAAACTTCGACCTCATGAAGTCCCATCAGCGCGAGACCCTGGAGATGATCGCTCACAAGATCGGGCGCATCCTCGCCGGCGATCCGCACCACAAAGACCACTGGGCGGACATCGCGGGATATGCGAAGCTGACGGCTGATAGGCTTTAACCAGAAAGGGAAAAACAATGGCGAATGAAATCCATCCGGCACCGCAGGAGTTCACAGCGGAGGAAATCAAGCAGGATCACATCCTGCAATTCTTCCATTACGCGCACTTGCCGGAGGTATTGCAGGAGCGGTCACGGCCATTCTGCCAACTGGCGCGGACGATTATCGACACGACGCCGAGAAACCCGGAACGCACCGTTGCGCTTCGCAAGCTATTAGAAGCAAAGGATGCCGCCGTTCGAGCGGCGCTGTAATCCAATCGATCAGGGCGGCACCAGCCGCCCTTACTTTTTCATCCTCTCCAACCCGATCACACCGAAGATCGAGACAACGCAGCCATGGCAAGTGTCACCTAATCCGCCTGTGCGCCGTGTCAATTAATCGAATCAATACCAAATCAACAAGATTGACGTGCATTTTTAGCTCCCTGCGCTATGTCTTGGTTGGAAGCGATGAAAACGCCCCGCACAGGCTTCATCATTTCCAAGAAGGTGCGCTCTCGGCGGGATTCGAACCCGCAACACGGAACTTAGTAGGGACCTGCTCTATCCATTGAGCCACGAGGGCTACCTTTTGAGAAAGCCGGGAAGCGGCAACTTCCCGGCTTTCTGTTGCTTGACGGAGCGATAGTCGCCACGTTCTCAACCTTTGAGTATGTGAAGGGCGAATGAAAATCGAAGGGCGGCACCAGCCGCCCTTTTCATTTCCGCATACGTTCCAGCCCAATGACGCCGAAGATCGAAACGACAATCAGCCAGCCCCATTCATCGAGCGGAGGCGGCAGCGCGGCAATGATCCAGTCTTGAGGCCAAGCGCAACGCTGGCACCAAAGAACAGAATAGATCGTGACCGCAGAAAACCAGAAGGCCAGCGGAGCAGCGAATAGCATCATCAGCCAGAAGCCACCCGCGCGCATGAAGTCACCGCGCTGACGATAGAACTCTTTGATAATTTCCGCCTTAAGCGCCTCCTGGTCCGTCTTTGACTGAATCGCCTTATCGACCGTGGACAGAGCACGATCCAGAATGCCGCCAGTCAGCCAATTCAGAACAGTCTTGATCACGTCGCCCACCCAA